GAAGTTAGTGCCAGTGATGCTCTTGAGACGTTAATTCCCCATGATGGGGCCGGAGGGGCGGGAACTGAGCCTGCTCATCCCACGACCATTGGAATGACAGGTGGCATTGCTGACCAGTCAGTAGGAAGTCAGGCTTTCCGGAGCCCCAGTGATGTTGTAAGTGTAGATAAAGATGTAGAACAAGGTTCCGTCAACAGTGCAAAACCGTTTGGATTTTAAGTAATGGGTATCGAAAACAGACCTTTCGTAGGGACATGGCGGTTGAATCGTCAGCAGGTTGTCCAACATACTCCAGATTGCTTGGTGTATCTGAATGGTGACCTCTCTTTACCTGGGTGTGCTCGATGCAACAGCAAGATTAATATACAGGAGTTCGTTACAGAGGTGTCTGTGGACGCAGGAACTGACCCTGGAGCCACTTCGGCATCCTTTACCTTGTCAGTACCCGTCCATCACCATGAATCGTTTGCAAGGGACGCTCAGTTCATTCTCAGGCCTGGATTAGAAGTTCATATTTACCAGCGTGGGTATTTTCCAGTTGAGGGTATGTATTATCAGACTGATGCGGACACAATGCCTGCTTACCCATATTATCATGTTTTTCACGGAGTTGTCACTCAAGTAGGTGGAGCTTACAGTGCTGGTGTCCAGACGTTTTCTGTTCAGTGTGGCTCCATGTTGCATTTCTGGCAGTTCCAGCAGGTCAGCACAAATGCTTCTATTTTTGGTCAGCGTCCCGATAACAGTGGGAACAAAATATCATCTGTCGGGCATAATTATACAGGTCAACACCCATACGAAATCATTTGGCATATCCATAACGATTTCATTAGTGCTGCAGCAGGTGTTGGGTTTGCGTTGTCTTCTCAAACTAACATTGCAGCCATGTTTGGGGACAAAACTCTGTTTTCTTTGGCAGCTAAATACTGGGAAGAACGATTTAAAACTTCCACTATTCGATTGAGGATGCATGGTGCAACTGGCCAGTTATTTAATGCTGCTCAAGCAGCCTTCTTGGGAAGAGCCTCCAGTAAAGAGCTTCTCAAATTAACCAGGAGTCGGTTTAATCAATCCAATACAGGGTCGAAAAGTAATCCCGCTGTATGGAGTGATGCCCGAATTCGTGGGTCATGGACTCCTGACACCTTGGATGCCCTTCTCTATTTAGATAAAGCTTCAACCAGCAGCAAACCTGTTGATTTGAATGTCGTGGAAATGCAAGCTTTCATTACGGACATCGGGCAGTTTGGCCAATTCAATGAATTTGAGTCTACCTATGAAAGCAAGTTGGACATGGTTAATAAAGTCTGTGATGTCACAGGTTTTGAATTCTATCAGGATGTGGATGGAGATTTTGTTTTTAAGCCCCCATTCTATAATCTCGATACTTCAGGTTCAAGAACCTATTGTATTGAAGACATTGATATCATCAATATCAGTTTTGAAGAAAAAGAACCTGAAGTCACGTATATGACGGCCAAAGGTGGGGCAGTTAAAAACGTCACTGGTGTAGGGGTTGAGAATGAATATGGTGTTCGTGGTCAATATGTAGATTATCGTTTAGTGGCTCAATACGGATGGCGACCAGGTGAGTTTGAAACTTCTTATTTCAATGATAAAGATGCCATGCAGCACGCAGCAGCCAACAAACTTGACATAATGAATGCTCCTTCCAAGTCGGCTTCTGTAACGATCCCTCTCAGACCAGAAATTCGTCCTGGATATCCTGTATACATTCGATACTTGGATTGTTATTACTATTGCACGTCCATGTCACACAGTTACATGGCAGGTGGTCAATGTACAACGACTCTTCAGCTCATTGCTAAAAGAGCCAAGTTCTTTGCCCCTGGGGATGTTGATAAACCAAATGGAGGTATAAACGCTATCCATTTGGAGAATCCTGCTATGCCTCCTCGTCCTCTTCAAGTAGCAGATAACAGGGGCTATCCAACTTTAATGGGATTCCCTAACGTAGTAATGGGTCTTGACCCAAAGAAAGTAGACCCTCGGATATTGTTGCTTGGAGGTGGGGTGTTCGATGTATCTATTCCTACAATGATTCCAGGGATTATTTTGATGGCATTAGATATGAACGTTATCAGGTTTGCAGATGGTGCAGATCAAGGGACTCTGTTTGAGATGCAGACTGGTGAAAGTACCGTCCAGAAATTTAAGTATGACCTTGACCAAGACTTACTTCCTCCGGGTACACACCCTCAGACATATTCAGATCAAAATGCCTTTGCAGATTTAGCTGCTGGGGTTGATGCGTATAAAGAACAGTTAGAGGATTTGGCTAATACCAAAAAGGTTCAGAAAAAGGCTCTTCGAAAAGCATCGAATGCAGTAGTTAAAGCCTCAGCAGACTATAAGAAAATAGCTAATATAGAGGCAAACAAAACAAAACGGGTAACAGCCAGGGCTGAAATCAAAAAAGCTGAAAAAAAAGTAGCTGTTGTTAAAAACATTTTAGATCAATGTGACATCGCATTTGAAGCAAAACTTAGTAATATAGAGGACACGGAACCTGTAAAGATGCTTTATTCTATTGTTCAGAATATGATGAGTATAAAAGATGGTTCTCGAAAAGATATCAACAGCACTAATTTTATTTTAGGGGTGTTGGCAGATAAGAAAGCTACTCGGACTAACGGTTCCTTGCCAGGTTCCTACCGATATTATTCCTCTTCTCATCCAAAGCCCCAACATCAAGGAATGGGTAGTTTGACCATTAACGTAACGGATGAGGATAAATCTCATACTATAGTAGAAGAACCATTGGAAAATGGTCAGATAGAAGGGGAGGGTTTCCTTCCTGACGGTTCTCAAACTCCATTGAATAAAGCTGTGGATTCCAAGTTTGGGAAAATCTCTGTGACTAAAGGGATCAAAGTTTTGACAGGTCATCCAAATAAGAAGGGTGGTATTGTAGTTCCAACATCTGAAATTAGAGAGCTTATGTTTTCTCCCGTGGAATATAATATGACCAGTGTGAAGACCACGACAATTAATAAATCAAATCCAGGAGCTTTAGGGTCAAAGTTCTTTGCTAATTTAACCAGCAGTGCTGTGGTTGTAGCAAATGCAGCAACTAAAAGGATGACTTCAGAGGATGCCTTTTCGGCATGGCTCCAGACATTAAATTCTAATTTGAGAGATGCAGCAGCAGGGGCTTCTTTGACATTGCCAATTCCTGGGGATATCTCGATGCCTTCAGTTAAACTAAAGTCAGAATCCATAAAACCCAGTGATTCCCCACAGGATTTTAAACTGAGTGATTCCCCACAGGATGTTTTTGGGGCATCCGAAACTAGGGCATTTGCAGGCAGTGAAAGTATGACAGTTGATCAGTTTTGGAAAGCTGTGGCTAAAAGTTTAGGAAAAAGTGTTCAAAGTTCCGTGAATACTTGGGTAAAGACTTGGAGACAGGCAGCTTTAAAAGAGGAGCTTGAGGCTCAACAGAGTTTGGGGGTTATTTCTCAGTTTTTCTCTACACTTGCAAATGTTTATGGCCCCGTAGGTATAACAAAAATACAACGTACTAGTGGTAATAAAAATAAAAATATTAGTGTAAGCAGCCCAGTGTTTCCAGTGTCCGATGCCCGTGGTTATGAAGTTGTGGGTTCCTATCGATATGGCCGAGGTGTGGACATTGATGAAAATGGGGTGTTTTCCCAATTGGTATTAGATGGGCCATTAGAAAGTTTAGACATTGCCAGTGTAGATATTTTTGTGAATGGTCTCATGAGAAACAAAGCAACTGTTGAGTATGCCCAAACACAGGCATTATTACAAAGTCTGTCTAAAGCTCGGCCTGATGATGAAGCATTAGCTTCTATTCGGCAGAACGTCAGTAAAGTTGGTGACGAAGCATCAAAAACTCAAATGCTGACGGATGGTCTTCGGAACTGGTATACTACCAGTGTGAAAGATGGAGTGGCCAAAACAAAGATACAACTGACGAACGCAGCCTATTCCTTGGCTGATTTGACTCCGGAATCTTTACGAGTGTGTAATTGTAAAATGGCTGAGGCCAACATTATTCTTGAAAGTGCTCAAGACCGTGAATTCATTCCCGTTATCGAAGGATTTATGGAGTTACAACAGGACGATCCGGTAACGGCCACCAATGCAAAAGCAACGGCAGCTGCGGGACAAAACTGGATTCTTCATCAGAAAGCACTTCGTGGTCAAGTTTTGGATAGAGACCCAGGTGATCTTGTGGAGTTTGTATCTAATTTGAATGAAACTTTAGAGGCTGCTGACAGGGCCACCCAGCAAAAAACTGAAGAATTTGAGTCCTTTGTAGAAGAAGAAGCTAGAGAAGCCTCTGAAAATGTGGACGATGCCTTTGGTGGAGATGGAGAAGTATAATGGCAACTACAATCAATCCTCAATCTGGTTTGAATGGGGTAGGGACTGTACCGTGGGGACAATTGAAATCCTCTACGGCATTTGCTGCCAAAAGTAAAAAAGATATGAACCCCGACACTAATTGGGGTTTGGGTACGGCAAGAGTAATCAATATCAATTATGTTGAGATGTTTGTCACCCTCCGAACATTAACGGGTGCAGCTTCAACTTTTGATAGGGTTCCCGTTCCTTTAACGTTTCCAGGGGCAGGTACCCGTCATTTCTTCGGTGCTATGCCAGAAATAGGGGATGTGTGTGTCGTCGGGTGGATGCCCCCAGAGAGCATGTCTTCCAGTACGACAGGAACTCGCACACCAATCATTCTCTCGTGGTTGATACCTGGTGTCTGGCCAGGTCAGGATTGGGTGACGACATCCGATTTTGATCCCGATGAATATGACATCAATAACCCGAAGGACCAGCAAGCTCTCAGGGGAGTTTATTCCCAGATTCGGCACAAACTTAGGCATATACAACCAGGTAATATTGTAGCATCTTCTTCCCAAGGTTCTGATATGGTTCTGGATGAGGGTGTGACGTTGGCCAATCGCCGAGGAAACGAGATTCGTTTACGTGATGCTGATCAAGCTCTCGTGGTACGAAGTCTTCAGCAGTTCCATGCAATGGCTGGTACACGTATTTATGCTGGTATGGTTCAGCGTGATGCTAGACTTCTGCCTGCTATGTGTGTATCTGATGGCCGTGAATGGGACAGTAAAACCCAGGCTTTGGCAGGAGTAGCTATTGATGATTCTCATCTTTCTGCTGACTTGTTGGCAGGAGATGGCTTCTATACTCCATCCAAATTATTCCAACGGCGTCAATTGACTACGGCTGAGGGTGATTTGGCAGGGCAGCCTTTCCCTGTTTCTTCATATTTGGATCCTTACAAGTTCCTTCAGAGAGGTGGGTTCATTGATGATGCTGGGTACGTTCTCGATGCCAATCATATTCCTGCAGTCAGTGATGCAGTATATGGGGGAAAACCTTTCTTCAGGGTGGCCAATCAAGGTCTTCAGAATACCGTTAATGAAATAGATACTCCAACGCTTACAGAATACCGTGTTGAATTGGCTCATACGTCTGATGGCCGTTTACCCGTCACAGAACAGACAGATATGTTTGATGCTGAAAGGTTATTGGAGACCAATCCTGATATTCCTGGGGCAATTTCCACAAATACGCCATTTATTGAATTTGTACTGGGTTCTGTGGTCGGTAATGATCCATATTCAACCAAAGGCCGTGAAGGTTATGGTTTGCCTGTTGTTCCTATCATTTTTGATGGGGAAACTCCTGCTCCCAGATTGGAACCTGCTAAAATTACAGATGTAGCTGATGGCAGTACTCCCACTCCGATGAAAGATCAGGCAGCCATGCTATTCCGTATGGCTCCCCCGACGGCTGAACCGGCAGCACCAACTTTTTGGGCTGTGAATAAGCAAGGACAATATCGAGGATACATCGGTGGTGAAGCTAAAGAAGACTCCGTTCATTTATATGCTCAGGGTAATATGAAAATTGGTTCAGGGGGTAGGGTTGATATTTACTCACTGGGTGGTGTTCATTTTCATGCATCGGGAAAAGCCAGCATGGAACTGATGGCACCTGAAGGTGCTGTGACTATTTACGGGGGTGGGCCAATTAAGACGGCTGAAACCACTGTAGAGCGGGCATCCGGTACGGGTGGTGGTGAAGGTGATGTTCCCTCAGTGGATATTGGGGCAAAGACTAATATTCGGTTACAGGCTGAAAAGAAAATCCTTCTGAAAAGTAATAATCATGAAACTCAGGCCACTAATGTAAAAATTACTGGCCATGAGAAAGTTGAAATAAACGGTACGAAAACTATCAGTGAAACAACT